GGAGCTTATGTTCCCCCTTTTTTTTTAATCTAGGGAATTTTTAATTAATCTATCAACTGCCCTAGCAGACTTGCCAAGATGATAGATACTTTCTTTTAGGAGAATAAAATGGCTAACACAACATTTAGTGGACCAGTTAGGTCCGAAGGTGGTTTTGAACAAATCACTAAAAGTAGCACAACAGGTGCAATAACAACAAACTTTGATATTGATGCAAGTGGTAATATTACCGATGTAGGTTCAATTGCATCTGATGGTGCTATTTCTACTACAAGCACTATTATAGGTAGACAAAAAATTGATACAACTTTTAATGCGGCAGGAGCAGCATCAGCTACTTTAACAGCAGCTCAATCAGGAACTTTGTTTTTGATTAATGGTGCAGCAGCTAATGTAATTACTTTACCTGCTGTATCTACTGGAAATGTAGGAGTTACTTATGACTTCTTTCTTACAGTAGCAGTTGGTGGCAGTGTAACTACTACTATTGTACTTCCAGGTTCTGCTGTATCAGATTTCCAAGCAATGCTTTCATTGGTTGCAGGAACAGCAGCAAACGCAGTAAGTGATGTAGCAGGAGATACTTTAACCCTAGTAAACTCAACAGTTGCAAATGCTAGAGTATCTATGACTTGTGTTTCAGATGATGGAACAAATTCTAAGTGGATGACAACTGCTCTATCAACTCCAATAGCTACAGTAGCTTAACAGGAGTACATTATGTCAGGATATTCAGATGTACAAGCAGTTACTATAACTGCTGACACAGTAGCCTTAGACGCAGATGGAATATCAGTCGCAGCATCAGTTGGAAATAACGCAGCACTTACTATAGGTGGTGCGTTAGCTTCAGGTGGTGCAGTTTCACTCAGTCATGGAAGGATTGTAACGATCCTTTCTGCTGGGAATGATGCAGCTAAATCTTTTACTGTAACTGGCACTGATGTTAATGGAGATGCTCAAACAGAATCCATTACAGGTGCTAACGCAGGTACTGCTACTGGAACTAAGTTTTTTAAAACTATATCAGGCATTTCAGCAGTTGGTAATCCAGCAGGTAATGTCTCAGCAGGAGTTAACGCTTCAGCAGCAGATGTTGTATTTGCAGGAAGAAGTAGACTTAAAGGTATTTATCTAACAAGTACAGCTACAGCAGGTACTGTTGATTTTTTAAATACTTCTCCTTCAGGTACAAGTATTATGGGATTAAGTTCTGTTGGTGATGCTGATGCAACAAGAGATGTAGTTATACCAGATGAAGGCGTAGTGTTTTCTGCAGGTATCTATGTTCAATATACTGTATCAACATTTTTAACAATGACGGTATTTCACGCTTAGGAGATTATTATGAAATATATTATTTCAGAAACAGGTCAATTTCCACCTCAATATAAAGTTCTTCAAGAAAATGAAAATGGAATATGGACACCAATTTTTGGTCCTGATCCTGATCTTGAAGATGCTCAACGAAAAGTTGCAGAACTGCAACCTTCTAAAAAGGTTGAAGAGCCTATAGTTGAGATTAAGGTAGAAAAATCTAAAAAAAATAAACCTAAAGAAGTTGTAGCTAAAAAAACTCCAGCTAAAAAAGGTAAGTCTAAAAAAACTGCTACTAAAAAATAGCATAACTCACTTTGTTTATAGTACCCTTACAAAGGGTGCTATAACTATTTAATTAAAAAGGTAAATTATGAAAAAATCAAAATACATGAAAGGTGGTGGAAAATCATCTAAATATAAAGCTGCTGGTGGTATGAAAACTGAAGTAGGCAAAGAAGCTAAAACTCAATCGTACAAAGAATATGTGCAAAAAATGTTTGGCGGTGGAATGACTGAACCATCTATGAAAAGAAATAAAATGATGGGTGGTGGGATGACTGAACCAGCCATGAAAAAGAAAAAAACTAAAGGCATGAAAGGTGGTGGAAAATCATCTAAAGGTATGGCTAGAGGTGGTAAAAGTTAATTAACTTTTTTACATGACCAAAAGAAAAAGAGAAAACCCTATACGCAAAACAACTACAGGTAAGGGTGCTAACTATCGATCTACCAAGTCTGGTGCTGGTATGACTAAGAAAGGAGTTGCAGCTTATCGCAAAGCAAATCCAGGTTCTAAGTTAAAAACAGCAGTAACAGGTAAAGTAAAAAAAGGTAGTAAAGCTGCAAAGCGTAGAAAATCTTATTGTGCAAGGTCAGCAGGACAACTTAAAAACAGTTCAGCAGAAACGAGAAACGATCCTAATTCTAGAATTAGACAGGCTCGTAGAAGATGGAAGTGTTAATATAGGATAATTATGGCAACAAGTGGAACAACAACATTTAATCTAGACATGAGTGAAATCATGGAAGAAGCCTATGATCTATGTGGTTTAGAGCTTCGTTCAGGTTATAGCTATAGAAGTGCAAAAAGAGCACTTAACCTTGTATTTTTAGAATGGCAGAACAAAGGTTTAAATCTTTGGACAATAGAACAAGACTCTACTGTGCTTACAGCAGGTACAAGTAGTTATACAGTAGATGCAAGTGCCTTAGATATTGTAGATGTTTTTATTAGAACTGATTCTGCTGATGCTAACAAACAATTCGATCAAAGGTTAAATCGTATATCTAGAACAGAATATGCACACCAAGCTAGTAAATTAGTTCAATCAAAACCTACACAATTTTTTGTAGACAAAGACAATGACTCAGTAAAAATAGTTCTTTGGGCAACTCCAGATTCAGCACAAACATATACACTTGTTTATGATTATGTAAAACGAATAGAAGATGTTGGAACAGTAGCTAGTTTAAATGCTGATGTGCCTTCTAGATACCTTCCCTGCTTAACCTATGCCTTAGCATATAATTTAGCTTGTAAGTCTCCAGAAGCTCAACAGAGAGTTCCTATGATACGACAGCGTTACATGGAGTTATGGCAAGAAGTAACTGAAGCTGATAGAGAAAAAGCTCCAGTTAGATTTGTTCCAGATGTAAGTTTTTATAATTAAATGTTTAAAAAGTTAGTAGAATTTTATTATAAAATTACTAAAGAACAGTATGAAATAAGAATTATTGAATATGATAAAGAAGGCAATATGTCTAATACTTTTACCATTCAACTAAAAAAAATAACTAAAATTAATAATACTTTTTTAAAAGGTATTGATATAGAAGGCAACGCATTTACTAAATCTTCTGTTAATCCATTTAATTACACTATTAGGAAAATATACTAATGTACGCACAAGGAAAAAAAGCATTAGGATTATGCGATCGTTGTGGATTTACCTATAAATTAAATACTTTAAAATATGAAATTGTTGATAGTAAAAGAAATGGTTTGCGTGTATGCAATGAATGTTTTGATCAAGATCAACCACAACTTAAATTAGGCAATATAAATACCAGTGATAATCAAGCTCTTTTTGATCCTAGAGTAGATACAGGAAAGCAATCATCAACATCATATTTTGGATCAAAAATACTCAATAGCTTAGGTATAACAGCTACATTAGGAAGAATAACTTTATCAGGTGTTGTTGACACTACACCACAACCTAGTCCATCTCCTACACCTTCGCCTTCGCCAACGCCTTCGCCTTCTCCATCTCCATCTCCATCAGTTACTACTTATACAGTAACAGTTGCTAGTTATTCTGGATCAAATTATTTTTATATAGATGGTTCTAGATCAGCAACTTTAAGTTTAACTGAAGGTCAAACATATAAATTTGATCAGGCAGATAGTAGTAATAGCAGTCATCCACTTAGACTTTCAACAACATCGGATGGTACGCATGGTGGTGGATCAGAATATACAACAGGTGTTACAACTAGTGGAACTCCAGGATCATCAAGTGCATACACTCAAATAGAAGTAGCATCTGGTGCTCCAACACTTTATTATTATTGTACTAATCATTCAGGAATGGGAGGTCAAATTAACACATGACATATTTAAAATTTAAAAATACAACAATGAGAACATCATGAGTTGGACATATACAACATTAAAATCAGCTATACAAGATTATACGCAAAATACAGAAACCACATTTGTTGCTAATTTAGCAACCATTATTACTCAAGCAGAACAAAGAATTATTAAATCTGTTGAGTTGCCAAATTTTAGAAAAAATGTAACTGGTATTCTAACTTCTAATAATCAATATTTAGCTACACCAAGTGATTATTTATATCCTTATTCTTTAGCAGTATTAGATATTAATAATAATTACACTTATCTTTTAAATACAGATGTTAGTTTTATACGAGAAGCATATCCTGTAGCTAGATTAAGCACAACAACTTACACAGTTACAGTAGCAAGTGGTGTAAATACTTATGGCTCAGGAAATAAATATTATCTAAATGGTATTAATAGTCCTACTGTAGAATTAACAGAAGGAAAAACATATAAATTTGATCAGTCTGATAGTAGTAATTTAAATCATCCGTTAAGATTTTCAATAACAAGCAATGGTAGTTGGGCAGAAGGAATAGAATACACAACTGGAGTAACAGCAGTTGGTACACCAGGAAATGCAGGAGCTTACACAGAAATAACAGTTGCAGAAAATGCTGCAACTCTTTACTACTACTGCACAAATCATACAGGAATGGGCGGACAAGCTAACATACTTATAGGACCTGTAACAGAAACACCAAAACATTATGCACAATTTGATGACAATACATTTATTGTTGGTCCAACTCCTAATGCAAATTTATCAGTAGAACTTCATTATTTTTATATACCTCAATCTATATCAGCAACATCTGATGGTACTAGTTGGTTAGGAACAAATGCACCAGAAGTATTACTTTATGCTAGTTTATGCGAAGCCTATACTTTTATGAAAGGTGAGCCTGATATTCTTGCAAACTATGAAAAAAGATTTCAAGAAGGATTACAAAGACTTACACTAGAATCAGATGGCTATAATAGAAAAGATGCTTACAGAGATGGACAACGAAAAATTAATGTCTAATGAGCCAATTAAAGAGTTAGAAGGCAAGAATGTTGCAATAGTTGCTATGGGTCAAAGTCAAATAGACTTTCATTTATCACAAACACACAGTGTAGAATTTGATGAAGTATGGGCAATAAATGCAATGATAGGTGTTTTACCTAATATTGATAGAGCATTTATTTTAGACCCAATGAGCAGATTCTTAGATACAGAAGATGCTGGAACAATGACACCTATGATGCGTAGGCTTTTGCCTCAATGTAAATTTCCTATTTATACTTGTGAGTTAGATAACAGAGTTCCTTTTGCCATTGATTATCCAATAGAATCAATAGTAAGTGATTTAGGCTGTTCATATTTTAATAATACAATTCCTTATGCTATAGCTTTTGCTTTATGGAACGAAGTTAAACAACTTTCTCTTTTTGGCATTGATTTTACATATAGAAATAATATGCATTTTGCAGAAGCAGGTAGATCATGTACTGAGTTTTGGTTATCTAAATGTATTGATGCAGGAATACAAATAGAAGTAGCACCTAGATCATCCTTACTAGATATGGATATACCAATGCAAGAAAAACTTTATGGATACCATAGACTTAATGATCCAAAGATAACTTATCAAGATGGTTCAACTATGAGTGTTTGCAAACTTTCAGAAGTTCAAATACAGGAAACGCCTAAGCCAGTTGGTATAATTAATAGAAATGATTTAGAATTAAATCCTGTAGAACCAAAAAAATATTAATATGTTTTCATTAAAAACTGACATTGAAATAGGTAGTTTAGGCGTAACTACAACAGATCATAAAGGACACAGCATAGAAACAATTGCAGATATGGCAACAAATAAAATAGTTTCTATTAGTGATAATGCTGATCCAATGATAAAAGCACAAGCTCATGCTTTTAAAGATAGAACAAAAATGGTTATTGCATACTATATTAAAGAAGGAATCGAAAACCATATTTGTACAGTATGTAATGAATTAGAAAAACAAGGTCATAAAGACCTAGCAAATATTATTAGGAGACTATAATGGCAATAACACAATCGATGGCAACAAGTTTTAAAAAAGAA